CCTGGGGCGTCGCGGTCGAGCCTGCCGAGTTCGTTCAGGCGATGCAGGATTGGACCAAGCCGGAGCTGGATGGCTATACGGTCTGGCTGGTGGAATGGACCCACCAGCTGTACCTCGGAGTGGAAGAGTGGCCGTGGTCAGACGAACCATCAGCTGCACCGCCGGTTGGCAATTATCCCGTTGAGGTGGAGTTCGCCCCTGAGGATCAGCCATGAGTTACGCCAGTGCCGAGCACGACCGCATGATCGCCGCCATGCTGATGCCGTGCGTGGTGGTCGGCGTGGATCTGGCGGCGGCAATGGTGCGGGTGTCCAACGGCGAGTGGACCAGCGCCTGGGTGCGCTGGCACAGCCTCGCAGCTGGTAAGGCGCGGCACTGGCGGGCGCCGAGCCTGGGCGAGCAAGGGGTGTTATTCAACCCCAGCGGGCAAGCCGGCATGGGCACTTTCATCCCCGGGCTGTACGGCGATGCCGGCGCCCAACCGGATAACCGCGATCATGTGGAAGTCTGGCGTTTTGACGATGGCGGTTCGCTGGTCTACGACTGGCAGGCCAAGAGCTACACCATCACCTTGCCGAGCGGCACGGTCACCATCAAGGTCGGCAGCACCGAGGTGGTCGTTACGGATAACGCCGTGACAGCTAAGGTCGGTGGCACCGAGGTGGCGCTGGCGCCTGGTTCGGCCTCGCTCAAATCGACGGCCATCAAGCTGATCGGCTCGGTGGTGGTCGACGGGACGTTACATGCCACCCAGGCCATCACCGGTGCGGCGACGATCATGGCCGCCGGATTAAGCGATAACCACCACACACACTAATCATTAACCTTTTGAGACCCGCCAATCGCGGGCTTTTTTATGCCCGGAGTAATCATGGCCAAGACCACCGACATATCTGTTACCGAGCCATCGCCGGCGAGGAATCTGCTACTGACCTTTCGCGACAAGGTTTACACATCGCGCACGCTGATCATTCCTGACACCGGGCGGACCTTGCCGGTGGCCAAGGGATTGGTCGAAGTGTCTGTGTCCGATGAACAGGCAATAAGTTTCCTCAAGGCCAACCAAGAATTCGAACCGCTGGAGTGAGTTAGATGATCGGAATGGATCGCCACACCGGCCAGCCCATTTCCGGCATCGAGCACTTGCGGCAGTCCATGGCCGACATCTTGGGTACGCCGCTCGGCAGTCGCCGGCACCGGCCGAGCTACGGCAGCAAGCTCAACACCTTCGTCGACTTGCCGGTTAACGCTGGCTGGAAAAGCTCGGTGCAGGCCGAGGCAGCCCGGGCATTGGAGCACTGGGAGCCGCGGCTGAAGCTGGAAAGCGTGCGGGTGCTGGCGGTGCTGGGCGGGAAAATCGATCTGAGCATTGCCGGCAAATACCTCGGCGACAGCTTTCTGGTGGAGGTAAGCGTATGAGCATCGGAGATTTGTCGGCGTTGCCGGCGCCGGACGTGCTGGAGCCGCTGGACTTCGAAGACGTCTATGCGGAAAGCCTGGGGACGTTTCGCGGCTACATGGGCGACAACTGGACGGCTGCGCTGGAAAGCGATCCGGTCACCAAAGTGATCGAGGTCGGTACCTATAACAAAGTCGGCAACCGCGCCCGGGTCAATGATGCAGGCAAGGCTTTGCTGTTGGCTCACGCGATCGGTAGTGACCTCGATCACCTGGGGGCCAACGTCAATCTGAAGCGCCTGGTGATCCAGGTCGCGGATTTGAGGGCGGTACCGCCGGTGCCGGAGGTCAAGGAGCAGGACGACCCGTTTCGCGAGCGCATCCAGTTGGCCTATGAGGGATTGACCACAGCCGGGCCGCGTAACAGCTACATCCTGCACGCCCGTAATGCTTCGGGGTTGGTAGCGGATGCCACTGCCGAAAGCCCGGGCCCTTGCCGCGTTACCGTAACGGTGTTGAGTTCGGAGGGGGAGGGCGTGGCCAGCCCTGAGTTGTTGGCCACCGTTGCGACGGAACTGAATGATGAGGATGTGCGGCCGCTCACGGATTTTGTGACTGTGCAGAGCGCCGAGATTATTCATTACCGCATCGACGCTATTTTGCACATGAACGGTGCGGGGCCGGAGGGCGACGCCAGTCTGACCGAAGCCAATAGGCGCTTGGCAGCCTGGATCAACCCGCGTAAGCGCCTCGGGGTTGAGGTGGCGCGCTCGGCTATCGATGCTCAATTGCACGTTGCGGGTGTGTCCCGGGTCGAGTTGACCGGGTGGGTCGACTTGGCTCCCACCAAGGCACAGGCGGCGTACTGCACCGAATTCAAAGTGGTGATGGCGGGGGCAACATGAAAAGCCTACTGCCGAGCAACAGCACGCAACTGGAGCGCGCGCTGGAGGCGGCGCTGTATGAGCGAACGATTATCCCCCTGCGGACCCTCTACAACGCTCAAACTTGTCCGGTGCACTTGCTACCTCATCTGGCGTGGGCATGGTCGGTCGATCGCTGGGATCACCGATGGTCAGAGTCGATCAAGCGCAGCGCTATTGCCGCGTCGTATTACATCCATGCCCACAAGGGCACCATCGGTGCGCTGCGCCGGGTGGTCGAACCGCTGGGCTATCTGATCGAGATCGTCGAGTGGTTCAACACCGTGCCCAAAGGGGTGCCGGGCACCTTCGCGCTGAAAGTCGGCGTGCTCGACACTGGGATCACCGAAGAAATGTTTCAGGAGCTGGAGCGCCTGATCGATGACGCCAAACCCGTCACGCGGCATCTGACCGGACTGGATATCACGCTGGAAACCCGCTTGGACGCTTTTGTCGGTTTCGCGGTGTACGACGGCGATGAAATCGACGTGTACCCCTGGAACAACGCGGACATCGACGTGGTGATTCAGGGCTACCACGGCGTGAGCGAATACACCCTAGACCAATTGGACGTGTACCCCCATGGTTAATCAGAATTCAATTTTCGGCGGCATGCTCACGAATCAGGGGGCGGCCAAAAAAACCAACTGCGACGCCCTGGGGATTCCGTGGGAGCCGCGTTACATGTTGATCGGTGACGCAAACGGCGCCGATCCCGTGCCCAACCCGGCGCAGACCAAGCTGATCAATCAGGTCTACCGGGCGCAGCTCAATCAGTTGCGCGTATCCCCCACCGACGACAACATTCTGATCGCCGAACTGGTGTTGCCTCCGGACGTCGGCGGCTGGTGGATTCGCGAGCTGGGACTGGAGGACAAGGACGGGGTGTTCTGCGCGGTGGCCAACGCGGCGCCGAGTTACAAGCCGTTGCTGGCCCAAGGCTCGGGGCGTAATCAGGTGGTGCGGATGCACATCATCACCAGCGGCACGTCGAACATCCAATTGAAGATCGACCCGTCGGTAGTCTTGGCGACCCGTCAGTACGTCGATGACACCCTCAACGGTCTGTTGCCGGCCAACAAGACCGCCGGCACTTACACCAAGGTCACGGTGAATGACCGCGGCGTGTTTGTGTCGGGGTCGAACCCGACCACCCTGGCCGGGTATGGCATCACCGACGCGTTGACTTCGACGCAGGTCAACAACGCGCTGAACAATAAGGCGGACAAGGCGAACACCTTGGGCGGGTATGGCATCACCGACGCGCTGACTTCGACGCAAGTCAACAACGCGCTGAACGGCAAGGCGGACAAGGCCACTACCCTGGCCGGGTACGGCATCACCGATGCGCTGCCGGCCAGCCGCCTGGTCTATTCGGCAAACGCGCCGCTTCCAGCGGATGGGGTGGTGGGCACGCTCTGGCTGCAATACGAGGTGCCGTGATGAACTTTCATGTCAAGTTGGCCACCGGTTATGCGGCGGGAGTGAAGCCTTCCGTCAAGCTCGCAGACGGGTGGCACGAAGGTCGGGAGCTGTTCGTGAAAACCGCCGACGGTTGGCGCACGGTATGGCGCCGCACGGTGACTTTTATCAACACCGTCGAACGCGCCGGCGTTTCCATTTTCCAGCTCATGGGCAGCCCGACCAAGGCCGCGAACTATGTGTTCATTAACCGGGCTGCTATCTACGGCGGATCGTCCGGCTTCGCATTGCGGACGGGAGTTTTCCCCGCCGGTTCCACGCTCAAGATCATCAACGAGTCGGCCATTCGTGGCCGCGGTGGCGATGGTGGCGGGAATGGCGGTAACAGCGTTGGCTCACCGGGCGGCAGCGCGCTCTGGTTGGATTTCAGCACGCTGCTTGATAACGCCGCGGGGTACATCTTTGGCGGCGGTGGCGGGGCTTCGTTGTCCTATGCCAGCAACCGTATTGCCGGCGGCGGCGGTGGTGCCGGGCGACCTGCTGGCAACGCCGGCGGCAGTTTTCAAGCCGACGGTGGTCAGTATGTGGCGCCTGGAGCAGCCACTGAAACCGCGGGCGGCGCCGGCGCGTATTTCGTGGGCACGGGCCCTTGGGGCGTCGCCGGTGGTGCGCCGGGCTCGCCGGGGTCGAGTTCGAGCTATGCCGGTGGCGCGGCCGGGAATGCCGTCACCAAACAAGGCCAGGTGTTGACCTGGCTGTCGGGCAATACCACTGATCGAGTAAAAGGCCCCATCGTATGACTGCACTGAAAATTCTATCGGTCAGCGCGACTGACCGCACCATGGTGATTGACTGGGGCAATGTGACGCTCAATCACTTTATCCCCCCGGAAATTCTGGCTAGTCCCGACATCAATGCGGCGCAGTTGGTGCAGATCCTTGAAGCCATGCGCCCGGTCGTGCCGGTGGCGGTTGAGCTGCCGCCGGCGTTGAAGGCGCTGGTCGAGCCGGTCGACGCTGAAGTCGCGGAACGGACTTGGCGGGACCTTGAGCTAAGCAAGTGGGTCGCGGTGAGGGATCGCCACCGCGACGAGCTGGAACTGGCGATCGCGACGACGCTCACGGCGGTTCAATTTGCCGAGTTGTTGGCCTACATACAGTTGCTGCGCGACTGGCCTCAGTCCGGTGAGTTTCCCGCGATCGGGCACCGACCGGTCGCCCCTTCATGGTTGGTCGAGCCGTAAACAAACGCCCTGCACTGACGGGGCGTTTTCTTTTCTGACATCCGAGGTTTACCCATGACGTTGCATATCCTGCGCGCTGCTTGGCAGTGGGCGGTATTCCTGCCGCTGCGCGTGTTCCTGATCTTGCTGGGCTGGCTGGTGGTTCCTCTGGCACTGCCGTTTTTGACCATCCAAGGCCCGCCGGTGGCCTTCACTCAAGCGCCAGGCTTCTGGTCATTGGCTCGCCTGCCAGCGTGGGCGTGGTTGTGGTCCAACGACCGTGACGGTGCTCTGGGCGACAAGCGCGGTTGGTGGCACCTGAACGCGCCGTTCGGCTTGGGTGCCTATCACTGGTTTTCGAAACTGTGGTGGTTGGCCATTCGCAATCCGGCCAACAACATGCGCTTCAGCCCCTGGTTCAGTTGCCCGCTGACCGAGTGCGATTTTCGCTACTGGGGTGACGAGAGCGTCGAGGATCGCCCCGGGCAAGGCGGCCAGCGCCTGCTATTGGCCACACACAAAACCACCGGCCGGCGTTATTACGGTTTCTATTGCGTCTGGCAGTGGTCAGCCACTCGCGCCCTGGTGATTCAGCTCGGGTTCAAGCCGGAGCCCAGCGACTGGGCCGACGATTACAGCACCGACCCGTCGGCGCAGTGGAAGGGCCTGACATTTGAGGTCAATCCCTGGAAATCCATTTAACCCGGGCGGTCTCGGCGTTACGCGTTACACGAACATCCCTGACAGCCTCGCTCACGCGGGGCTTTTTCGTTTCTGGAGATTGACCCTATGAGCACTGGCTCTTTTTTTCACGGCGTCACCACCTCGCTGATCGACACCGGCGCGCGCACCATTTCGCTGCCGTCGTCGTCGATCATCGGCCTGTGCGACACCTTCACCCCAGGTGTGCTCGGTGGCGGCTCGGCGCTGGCTGGCGAACTGAAACTGATCACCTCCGAGCGTGAGGCGATTGCCGCCTTCGGCCCGGAGTCGGCGATCACCAAGGCCGCCCAGGCGATCTACGTGCGTGCCAAGGCGGTGATCGTCGCCGTCGGTGTGCCGAAGCTGGAAGACACCGCACTGCAAACGTCCGCCATCATCGGCGGTGTCTTGGCATCGGGTCAGCGTACCGGCTTGCAAGCGCTGCTGGACGGCAAGAGCAAGCACAACGCCCAGCCGAAGCTGGTGATCGCGCCGAAGCATTCCGCCACGCAAGCGGTGGCCACCGCCATGGATGCCCTGGCTGGCAAGCTTCGCGCAATGGCCATCATCGATGGACCCAATATCACCGATGAAGCAGCCATGGCCTACGCCCTGGAGTTCGGCAGCAAGCGTCTGTTTATGGTCGACCCCGGCGTGCGGTACTGGGACACGATTGCCAGCGCAACGATCGATGCCCCGGGTTCGGCGTGGGTCGCCGGCCTGTTCGCTTGGACCGATGCCGAGTACGGCTACTGGGCGTCGCCCTCGAACAAGGAGTTTGTCGGCATCACCGGCACCGGTCGCCCGATTGAGTACCTGGACGGCGACGAAACCTGCCGGGCGAACCTGCTGAATAACGCCAAGATCGCGACGATCATCCGCGATGGGGGGTATCGCCTGTGGGGCAACCGTACGTTGGCCGCCGATCCGAAGTGGTCTTTTGTCACCCGCGTGCGCACCTGCGACATCCTGATGGATGCGATCCAGGCCGGGCACAAGTGGGCGGTCGACCGCTCGATCACCAAGACCTACGTGCAGGACGTCACCGAAGGCCTGCAGGCGTTCATGCGCGATCAGAAGAACGCCGGCGCGATCATCAATTTCGAAGTCTACGCGGACAAGGAAATGAACACGGCCAGCCAGATCGAGCAGGGAAAAATTTACTGGCGCATCCGTTTCACCGACGTGCCGCCAGCCGAAAACCCGAATTTCCTCATTGAAGTCACCAACGAATGGTTGACCGAAGTTCTTGAAACCGCCTAAGGGGGCTGCTCAATGATTCCTCAAGTTCTTACCAACTGCGCCGCGTTTGTCGACGGTGTGAGTTTTGCCGGCGACGTGCCGAGCCTGACCCTGCCGAAGCTGACGCAGAAGGTCTCCGACTATCAAGGCGGCGGCATGTCCGCTCCGATCGAGCTGGCCACCGGCATGGACAAACTGGAGGCCGCGTTTACCACCAACGGTATTCGCCGCGAGGCGCTGAAGTACTTCGGCCTGTCCGATCAGACCGCCTGCAACGTGGTGTTCCGTGCGGCCTTCAAGGGCCTGAAAGGTGCGGTCACGCCGGTGGTGGTGACCATGCGCGGCGGGCTCAAAGAGGTCGACATGGGCGACTGGAAGCCCGCTGGGGAATCGGAGATCAAGCACGCGCTGAAGCTCGTCTACTACAAGCTCGAAATCGACGGTCGCGTCATGTACGAGATCGATCCGATCAACATGATTCAAGTGGTCGACGGCGTCGATCAGTTGGCGGCAGAACGCTCGGCCCTGGGCCTTTAAGGACGCACGAACATGACACAAGTAAGCCTGAACAAGCCGCTGCCGAAGTGGCTGGAAATGAACGACGACGGCGTGACCATCACGCTGGCCTACAAGAGCAACATCAGCGGCGTGCTGGTCGACAAGCTGGTAATGCGTGCGCCCAGCGTGAAGGACATGGATGCGGCCAAGGCGGCCGGCGGTGGCGACTATGAAAAGCTGGAAAAGAATCTGTTTTGCAGCTTGCTCACCGCCACCGACGCGGACCTGGCCGGCCTGAAAATCAAGGACTACAACCGCTTGCAGGCGGGGTATTTTCGTCTGGTTGAAGAAGACGACCTGTAACGAAGCCACGTTGAAGACGCTGGCCCGACGCTTGGCCAGAGAGACCGGTTTCTCGGCGGCCGAGATCAAGGCCATGCCGTTTTCGGAAATGGTGTGGTGGCTCACGGATTGAGCCGCTTTTGATTGAGCCGACGTAAAGGGCACGCACATGGCGAACAAACTCGCGCTCGGCCTGGTGATTGGCGGGGCGGTCAGCTCTACCGTGGGTTCGGCTTTTAAGGATGTCTCCAGTCGCATCAAGCGTCTGGAGGCCGAGGGCCAAAAAGCCCGTGTACTGGAAAAGACCATTGGCGACACCATCCGTCTGCGCGATGAATGGCGTAAGGCGCACATGGCTGGCGACAAGGGCGCCTCCGCCTTATTGGGCAAGCTGGAAACCAATCTCAGCAGCCTGAAAAAACAAGGCGTTGCCGTTCGCGATCTGACCAAGGCGTACACCAGCATGGGCCAGGCGGCGGCCAAAGCCGAGTTTAAGGCCAAGGGTCACCAGCAAATCGACGAGGGCAAGCAACAGCTTAAAAGCAGCATCGGTCAGGCGGCGGCCGCTACAGCAGCGATGGCCATCCCGACCAAAATCAGTGCGGACTACGGCGCGATCATTCGTGACATTGCGATCAAGTCGAACATTGCCAACAAGCCCGAAGAGGGTGACCTGTCGAGGAAGATCATCGACACGTCGCGCGATACCGGCATGGCGCGTAATCAGGTGGCCGAGGTGGTCAACGCCCTGGTCGGTGCCGGCATGGAGCTGGACAAGGCACTGCAATACGCCCCGACCGCGGCCAAGTTCGCCGTGGGGCAAGGCTCGGACGGCGGCGAGACGGCGCGCATGATCAACGCCCTCGGGCAGAACGCCAAGATTTCCGATCCGGCGGTGATGCAAAAGGCTCTGGAGGCGATCGCCTACCAGGGGCAGGCAGGCAGTTTTGAAGCGGCCGACATGGCGCGTTGGTTTCCCGAACTGCTGGCCGGCATGGGCAAGATCGGCATCACCGGCATGGATTCGGTGACGCAGCTGGGCGCCATGCTGCAGGTGCAAATGAAGACCGCCGGCAGTTCGGACGAAGCCGCCGGTAACCTCAAGAACTGGATGGAAAAGATCGGTTCGGGCGATACGGTCAAGGCCTACAAGGATGCCGGGATCGACTATCAGGCGTCGATGAACACCGGCCTGCAGAATGGTAAGTCGACGCTGGAATCCAGCTTTGAGCTGGCGCAGAAATACATTGCGGCGACCGATCCGAAGAAGGCCGCCGCCATGGCCGAGGCCACGGCCAAGATCAGCAAGGAGACCGATCCGGAAAAAGCCAAAGCCATGATTGCGTCCTTGGAGCAGGCCTTGCGCACCGGCGACCTGTTCGCCGACATGCAGGTCAAGGGCGCGTTGACCGCGTTCATGCAGAACAAGGACCTGTACGCCAAGCTGAAATCCGAGTCGGCCAATGCCACTGGGATCTTGGATAAGAACCTGGAGGAACGCCGGCAGTCGTCAGCACAGAAATGGTCGGAAATGGCCCAGGCGACAGACGACGCCATGCGCGCGATCGGCGATGCCTTACGTCCGGTCACTGACAGCGTGGCGGATGGGGTGCGTACCGTCGCCCAGGGGATGGCCAAGCTCTCCGACGAATCACCGCGACTGGTGATGGGGATCGGTGCGGCCGTGGCCGCGGTGATCGCCTTTCAGTCAGCAATGAGCACCTTCAAGATCGCCAAGGGCCTGCTGAACATTGGCCGGGGCTCGATGATGGGCAATCCGAACAT